TATTTGATAGTTTCATTTTGTTTCCTTCCTTTAATTTAGAGTATAGAATCCCTTAAGTATTTATGCAACTTTTCCTATATACTCAATTAAGTATATAAAAATCTAGCATCTTTGTTCTCTGCTTCAACAATTCTTCGGAATAATTGATTGTATTCCTTAAAGTCTTGCAGAGTATGTACACATTGTCTTCCTTTATCCTTTGCACCCATAATCTTTTTGTGTGCATTATCTAGCTTAGTGTACAATCTAATGTTGCTATTTCTTAAGCTCATCATTCTCCTCACCAATAATTTTAATATTTGCACTAATAAGTTTGTTATCGGTGATATTTGCTTTGGCAAACTCACTAGGCATTTTTTGATTATGTGCTTTCTCTGTAGCTTCTTCAACAGTAGCACCATCAAAAATTTCTTCAAAATCTACAGTTAGTTCTAAGTTTGATTTTTTGATTACTTTAACCATTTAATACTATATTTCTGCTATATCCTGCGTAATCTCTTTTTAATTCATTTCTTTGCTCTAGTTTTAACACCAAAGCACTAACTGAGTTTTTACTTTTATAACCCATCTCATTCGCCATTTCTTCAAAAGTTGGACTATATTTGTATTTTTTAGTATAATTTTTGATAAATTGCAATAGCTTCATCATTTTAGGAGTCATAGGTCTTTTACCTCTTACTGTCTTGTTCATTTATAACTAACCTCCTTAACAATTCTGCATAGCCATTTATGTCGTCAAAGCTATCTTTTTTATAGTTTTCTGATTGCATAACTCTCCAAAGTTTTAAAAAAATCATAAATATACCAAACAATTTTAAAGGTACTTTGACCTCACAATTGTTATGAACTGATAAATATTTTTCTAAAATACCTGACATAATAAAAGATGTATGGTCAAACTCTCCATAATCATTTTGTTTTTCTTTTAATAATCTTTCTATCTCACTTATAAACTTTACATTATCTGACATAGTTTCCTTTAATATCTTGACACCAATGTGCAATTACATTTTGATCTTTATATTTTATTAATACCCAAACCTCACCATTACCTTCTTTGTAATTAGGATTATTAACATATTTAATAGTTTTGTTAAAAATCTCCTCACAAGTAACAGGATTTTGGGAGCTATTAATGAAAGGTATATTTTCATATTTTAAATTCCCATTACTTGCAAAGATAACTAAAACTAAATAAATAGCTTTCACTAATTAGAAAGGTATTTCTTTACTTTGTGTTTTAGCTTGTTTTGGTTTGTACTCATTCTTGTAGCCTGACAAGATAGTACCTTCATCGTTTAACCAACCAATTAAACCTTTTTGACCACCGGCATCTGGATAATTCATTTCACCGGTAAACTTGTCATCACCTTTAAATAGAACTCCTATTTGAGCAAAGACTCTAACAAATTTAGTTTTACCATCCTTAGATGCTGCTTTAGCTCCAAGTATCGTTCCTTTATTACCATTATCCAAAGTTACATTTCCTGAGAAATCAATTTTGATGGCTTTTTCATTGTTGGCATCATAAGGAAATAAAACGAAATCCTTCTGCTTACCACTACCATTGTTTTGCATTTTGTCCTCCATTGGTTTTAATGCTTTGTTGTTGTTGTTCAAATAACTTTTCAATTTTATCGTCTGAATTGTTATTCTTTTTCCAATTAGAATATAAAGCTGTCAACTTAGTTTCGGTTGTTTGCTTTTTAATTTCATCCTCAATTGAAACTTTTTTAGTTGTGCTTTGACTATTTGTACTTTGGTTATTCAAAGCGTTTACTAATTCTTCTGCACTAGCATACTCAGATCCTGACAGACCAAAGGCAGCTAAACATCTTCCTAATGCCGAACTGGAGCAATTTTCTAATGCACTTGTTTTATTTATAAATGAACTATTCCTCCATTCTTCCGCAGTCCCAACAGAAAAAATAGTGTCACCAATATATAATTCAGTTTTAACAATTACTCTTTCATTATCATGGAATAATATTTCTTCATTAAATCTAGCTTCTGGAAAGTATTGCAAAAGATGTTTAAGTCTTTCGTTTACTGTAGAATATTTCTTTCCTTTAATATTTACTGTTGGAATATTAATAATATTTTTTAGGCAAATTTGCCTTCTTTCTTTCATTCCGCCTTTACTTTTTTCTTCTGTTTGTGGTTTTAGTTTCATGTTTTCCTTCCTGTAATTTACGATTTTCCTTTATTTGTTCTACATCTTTAATAGCTTTTAATTCTAAATAGCTTTTATTTTTAGCAACCATTTTTTCTTTAAGTTCATTGTCGCTTATTTGTTTTTTTAATTCTTTTATTTCTTCATCTCTGCTTAACAACTTTTGAACATAACCTTTTACTTGTTCTTTGTATTTTCTGTTCTCTGTTTGTAGCTTTGCAAGTTCTTGCATTATTCTATCGGTCATTTTTTTCCTTTCATAACTTCGTCTATGGTTAAATCGTAAACTATTATGTCTTGTAATGCTTGACCAACATAACCGCCAAAATCCATTTTAAGATTGCTCATTAATGCTTTTCTTTGAGCAGCAGTTAAAACGCAGTAATCATTAAACCATTGATCTATATTTTTATTTAGTTGTGATGGTGATAAGTGGTCAGCTGTAAACATTCCACCTTCTTCTTTTTTTGTCCACTCTTTCCCAATTGTTTTCATAGTGCTTTTAATACTCATAATACAAAAATAGTCAATAAACTATACATAATTAATTACAACTTTAGAGGTCATTTATTTTATAAAGTTCTTTAATATCTACTTTGTAAACCGCAGGTCTATTGTTGTAACCAAAGTTAGTTAATCGTTCTGGCATATCATTTATAAAAGGAAACCAACCTAATATTGAAAATTCATAATTACCTTCATGGATAACTAAAATATATTTTCCTTTTTTCTCTCCTGGTCTAATCAGTAAAAAGTTATAATCTTTCTTTTCTTGGCATCTTATTTCAATATTATTTTGAAAATCTGAGTCGTTATATCTTTCCAAGTTGTCAGTATAAGAACCATTATAAAATGAATTAGTTGATTTAGCATAAGCCACCTCACCTAAAGCACCTAAGAATGAGTCGCCAAGTTGTTTTTTATAATCTCCTTGATAGCCATAAGAAAAGCCTTTACCCATTTTAACATTACCAATAAATCTTTTAGCAGCTACATTTAAAGCAAGTTCTATTTCGTTAGATTCTAATTTAACTTTTTTCATTTAAATCCAATCAATTGTAGGTTTACCATTGTAATTAACATCAAATACAAACCATGCAAAACACATTAAACCACCTGTTTTATATCCTTTAAATTTTAATCTATTACTAATTACATAAATATTTTTTAGTTTATTTAATGAAAATAATTCTTTCTTTCTTTTAATACCTTCAAGAAATACTAATTTTTGAAATAAAACCATTTTATTCGATACTGATTTAAGTCCATGTAAGGCAAATTCCAATGATAATTTAAAAGGTGGATTAGTAATTATATTATCTATTTTTCTATCTGTGTTTAAAAAATCTATAGTTTCGTCATTAAATCCCCTATTAATTATATCTGAATTAAATACAAAATGACCTTTATTTTTTAAAATATTAGATATTGCACCATCACCACAAGCACATTCCCAAATATCTCCTTTAAATGACTCTTTTTCTAATAATTTAATTGTTGCTATTTCTGGTGTTGGGTAAAAATCATAATCAGCTCTATCTCCTTTTGTATTATGTCCAACAATATTAAGATTATTCATACTTTTTTTTTCTCCTTTCTTCTAATTCATTAGTTCTTTTTTCATATTGTTCAATAGTTTCGCCAGAAAAATATCTAAACCAACATTCAGCACAATAGTCTTTGCCTTTCTCTACAACATCAGCTTTGTTTTTACATTTAATACAGGTTCTCATATCTCCATAAATGTTCATTCAAAATATTTATTACCTTTAGCAATATTTTGTTTAGCTGTTAAGTATTGCAAATTATTTTCGACATGAAGACCAGAGACGTTTTCACCTTGTAATGGTACTATGTGATCTACATGGTAACCTCTAGGACAATTTTTATAAATTTCTTTTATCTTTTTTAAATTAGTCCATTTTGGAGTTGCATTTAGTTTGTCTGCTCTCCTTTTTGCTTGTCTAATCTTATGAGGTATTAAAAAATTATCAGTTTTTCTAAATTTTTTTAAAAAGAAAATAAATTTAGGACTAGATTCATATTTTTTTCTATACTTTTTTAATGTTCCATTAACTTTTAATTTTTTTTGATAATTGATATATTTATCTTTTTTTCTGTATTCTTTTAAATAAATATTTTTTTTTATTTTATGATAATCTGATTTTTCACCACAACTTTTTTTACAATGCTTTCTATTTTTTGCATAACTTGTGTCTGTAAATTCTTTATTACAAACTAAACAATTTTTTTTAATTGTTATAGGTGTTTTTCTTCTTCCTTTTGATTTGCATTTATAGGAGCAATATTTTTTTACTTTATTAACTGAAAAATCAATAAATGATTTTTTACAAAATAAACATTTTTTTTTATTTATCATCTAATTTTACTATTTCCTTTTTCTTTTCATCAAAAATAATATCTTTAAATTCATCTTGCCAAATTTCTTTTAATTCTTTTAATGACTCTTTCACATCTATATGTCTTTTATCATAATAAAATTTAGTATTACGCATATAAATCATACTTTTAAACATACAATAAAATTTATAAGCATTAGTTATTGTTAGATAAATTCCATTCCATTGATAATCACTATCTTTAATATTAAAATATTTATCACCTGAATTTATTGTAGATCCAAAATAATCATCTGTTATTTCTTTTCTGGTTTTACATTGAACATCATAAAGAATAAAAAGTTTTGACAATGCTTTTGATAAAAAGGCAATTACTTTAGTTTCTTTTAATTTTCCATAATTTAAAACATAAGGAATATAATTTTTTGTTTTTAAAGGTTCATTAAAATTAATTAAATTATATGATTTAATCTTAGATGCTATAGTATCATAAATAAACCATTCACCTTGAACTCTTGCAGCACTAAAATAATCATGGAAATATCTTTCAGATCCCTCCATATAACCTAAAAATTCCAATTTAAAGGGTGAACCTACCTGCAACCCTGAAATTCTTCTCTTAATACCATCTATGGACGCAGATTTGCCTATTTTTACATAATTATACTGATTAAATCCTGTGTTTATATTTGGATTTAATTTAATAAAATATACAAGTTCTTTCATTTTATTAATTGATGGCATTAAAAAAAATCCATAAAGCTATTTCTACTGCGATAATTGTTTCAAGCATATTATTTGTTCCTTTGGTTTTAGGTTTTTAATTCTATTCCAAGTAACACCATTGACAGACCTAGATCCCTCAATGATGTTCTTGAAAGTAATTAATTTTAATTCCTCAATATCAATTGCCTTAATTGAGAATTTTTCTATTTCTTTCATATATGTTTTTTTGAAGTTCTTTCCTTTTTCTTTCCCAGATTTTTTTGAAATCATTAGGACAATTTTTAATCATATATTTAATATTGTCTAGCCTTCTTTTATCTTGCCTTCTCACATGGTCAAAAATAAAAGGATAACCAAAATTATTTCTTGTCATTAACTAAGCCTTTCTTTTCTAAAAATTTAATTAATTTTTGATAAGGTTTATAATCAATATACCAATCATTAGATCCACCATAAAGGTTTAAACCAGAGTCCTTATTAGAGCTGCCATAATAACCTTTTTTATTTAAGATAGTTCCTAAATAATAAGTTGATACCCCTTGACCAAGTTTGCCAAAATTTTCTTTATATCTTGAGTCATAAAAAGTAATAAACCAATCATTTTCTTTTTTATCTTTGTATATCTCAGCATTAAAAATAACACCTTTGTCATTCTTAACTTGTTTTATAATTGGTTTATTCATTTCTCCCCCTTTATTAATTTAACTATCTTATTAAAGTATTTTTTAGGCAAAGGCAAAATTACTTCCTTTTTCCTAATCTCTGCGTCTTCCATATCCATGAATGAATAAAACTTCTTTCCTGGATTTCTTTGTTCTAGGTCTTTTGTTACTGAATAAACTTTATTTTTCAAGACTCCCCCTTGTTAGCTTTTATTTTCTTTTTCTATTTCGTCCATTCTATCTTGAAGATCATTATATAAATGATAAATTCTATCTTCAAAATCTATTCTTTCATCTTCTTCTAATAATTTAAAAAAATTTTTACCTCTATAAGAATAAAAATTGTCTAAATCATCTATTAGCATTTCTAAGTCTTGTTTTGTTCCTTTTTCCATTGTTCAACCTTCCTTTTAGTTTCTGATCTCATCAGTTGAGGAGTAACCCCAAGACACCCCCAAGAATGAGGGTGTTTCGATCTAAGCAGCTTTCTTTTTTGGTTCAAATCCTAAGATTACATTTGCCATAAAATCCCAGTAATTAGCTGCAATTTTATCTTTTATTTTATCACTTGGATTAGGCTCAATTGAACCCATTTTGACAGCTAGATCAACAATTGCATCGTCATAGTATTCAATATTTAATGCTAGACCAGATAACCATTCAGCCATTGCTTTATATTTTCCAACTCTTGCAATGTTCCATCCATACTCTGAATTGAACCTGTCAAAAATATAATTAATCTTTTCTTGTTCAGTAGTGATTGCTTTACCTTCTGAGTCTTCTTCTATAGTTGATAGAATATAATTTTTATAATTCTTTTTATATTCTGTGTGGTGTAGCTTCTTAACTTGGTCAATATTCCATTCATTAGATAAATCTAAATGATTGATAATCCAATGCCTAGCCTCTGAAATATCTGTAAAATCTTTTGTATAACTTAAAGAGTTTTTATTATTTGTGATTAAATAAGTATTCATTGTGTTTTTTCTTTCTTTTGGTTGATTTGTTTTCATACAATACTTATACAAGTTTTGTATAATATGTCAAACTATAAAAGCTAAGATTGTAAAAATATTTATGTTCGCTTAATGTTCTGATTGATTACCCAAAATTTGACATATAGAAGGCTTAGCAAGGAAGGTTTAAAAATGGATAAAATTAAGCAAGGATTTGCACAAATCCCAAATCAATTAATATATGATGAGAATATAGGAAATGAAGCTAAAATATTATTTTGTTATATTAAGTCATTATCTGATAATTATAGGAACTTAAGAAATTCTAATTTGTGTCGAAAATTAGGCGTTTCTGTTAATACTTTACAAAAGGCAAAAAAAGAGCTTGTTGATAATGGTTACTTAGTTATTCACAGGTTATCAAGTGCCAACAAATATACCTTAAGACTACCCAAAAAAAGGGTAATCAGGGTGTCAAAATTTAAGCAACCAGACTACCCAAAAATTGGGCAGTATTATAAGAGTAATAACAATAATAATAATAACAATATTAATAAAGGGTTTAAAGGATTTAAAAAAATAAAAGATGAGTGATAAATACTATTATAATGGTGAACCTTTGCAATTAAGCTATAAGAATGATTACAGCATGGGGGACAAGGTTGAAATAGTTAGGCAGATAGAAAACGACTTTAAAAGTGGGATGTTGTCCTGGACTCAGATGTTTTGGATTGTTGAAAATAAAGCCTTTGGAGCTTGGACTTGCCAAAATATCATAGATAAGTTGATGTTTTCCGGTAAATTAAAGGTAAACCCACTCACACTTGATAAGCGAACATTTAACACAATTAGAAAACCTTTTGATTTGTAAAACA